GTTGCATATCTAATATTTCTGGGTTCATGTTAGCTTTAGCTAATGCTCCAGCTTTCTTAACATTAGTATCAAACTCTCTACCCCACTCTTGTCTTAACTGTTGTTCAGATTGAGCTTGAGCAGTTTCAGTATCTACTTTGGCTTGTTGAGCCATACCTTCCATATTATTTTTATAGAACTCTAAGATACCTTGAGCTTGTTTATTATTTAAACCTAACTGATGTGCGTTCTCAGCAAACTGCTTAATTGCATTTTCATCAATAGGAACAACCTCTGACTTTGCATTTAAAGTATATTTATCTGCAGACTCAGGTCTACCTAGTTTATCATAGACTTCATTCCATTGATCTTCAGTTGAGTTTTTATTAGGTACAGCAACTTTATCTTTACCAATCATTTGTGTTGCATTGATATATGACTTTGCAAGTGCATCTATCTCTGTAAACTTTTCTATGTTTGGATCGTTTCTAAACTCTTCGGATATTGCTTCCTTCCAAGTTTTAGCTACGGGTTGTGTCTCTGTTGTTGGTGATACAGGTGTATCGGACTTAGCAACATTACTTGGTGTTGCGGTTGGTTCTGTAGTTGTTGTCGTTTCTACAGGCACAGTTTCCTGTGTTATCTGTTCTGATGACATATTTATTTTCCTTTTTCATTATCGTTTTGTAGCATTGCTTTTATAAATAGAAGGATGCTACGTTGTCCTTCCATGTATGCACTCTCATGACTATCACCTTTTACATTGGTAGTCGTATGATGGTGGCATCTCTTTTCTAAATCAGACATGACTTGTTTGCCTTCGTCTGTATTGAATATATAATTGTAGTTCTTCTTTAAACCTTCAACATATTTTTCAAAGTTTCTTTCTTTGTCTTTTGCTTGACCCATTATTGTTCTTCAGCATTTGCAACGGCTCGTGCTTCTTCAGGTAAGGCTTTGGCTAGTGGAGCTATATCTCCTCCAGCTTTCGCTAACTGTTGAACTTGTTGCATCTGCATTTGCTCCTGTTGTTGTTGTTGTGCTTGTTGTCGTTCTGCATTAACTTGACTTTGTGATTTTAATATCTTCTGTGGCACACCCACTATATCAGCTAAGTGTTTAACAAGAGTATCAAAATTAACATAATCAAATACAGGAGCTACATTAGCCATGCTTCCAAGAATTTCAATCGCTCTCATAATAGATTGTAACTCTGTGGATTTCTGTGCTTTAGCTAATGGTGAAACGTATTCAATTTCTATATCCTGACCTGATAAAAATTCAGGTGCTTCAGGTAATTGATTGTTTCTTAATAGAATATTAAATACTCTATCAATTAATGGTTTTAATAATTCAGATTGTAATCTTCCTAAGACAGGTCCTAGTAATCTCATCTTCTCTTCATTACGTTGGATAACTTCTGTTGCTGTCATTTGTGGACCTTGTTGCATCATAAGTTGGTTTACATAGAACACAGCTCTAATCGCATCTCGTCTTTGCTCTTCCATGTTTAATCCTAATGGATTGTTTGCACCAATGTTTAAAGGTTCAATTCTATCTCTTGTACCTGATCTATAAAAATTTAATCCACCTGGTACAGTTCTAACAGGTAATAAGAAACCATCATCAGGAACTAATAAAGGTGGGTCTACTTGTTTCTGTGCCGCTTTGATTGTTGTCTTAACCATTTCATTTAACATCTTCACATCTGGTAAAGCTGTCATGGCAGGTGATCTTCCATAGATTTCATGTGAAGCCTTTAGGTATCTTGGTACTACAAAAGGGAACTCTTTAAATCCTGATACGGATAATTCATTACCATTTTTATATTCCATATACACAGATTCAAATGGCATATTCTTTTTATCTTTTTTATTAGGATCAAAGTCTGCTCTTGGATAAACTGCGTGTACAATTTCAACTTCTTTGTATGGGTCTTTTTTTTCTAATACTAATATGTCTTGTGATACTGCTGTGCCAAATTTTTGCACCACAGCTCTCGCTGATAAATTAAATCTTCTATAGATCGTATCAATTCTACCTTTATCATTTTCCGCAATGTAAACTTCATCGATATGTCTTGTAGAAAATTTTATAAAATCTTCTTCATCTTCTTCGATAAACATTGCTGCTGTACCAAAGGTAATCAGGTCATGATATAATTCAAATATTTCTTGTTGAAAGTTTGATCTATTAAATGCTGTGTACATTGCGTCTGTTGCAGACTCCAACCACAGTTTAGCTTCATCTTCATTCTCAACATTGTCTTGTTTAAATCTTAACGTAAACCAAGGTGTAGATGGGTTTGTAAGCATACCATGTAATGATGCTGCTAATAATTCTAAGGCTTGTAAAGGAGAACTATCAAAGATGAGTTCCATTCTTTTATCGCCACGTGTTCTTTTTTTAGTTACGTCTGATTTTCTTGGCATCATGTAATCTGCTACTTCTTGCCAATGCGTTTCCCAGTTTTGTCTTTGACCTGCTAGTCTGCTAAATCTTGTTAATAGTTTTTTTGTTAAATCTGTTTTTGCCATTATGCTCCTAATAAACTCTTTCTTCCTAATGTTACTGTTTGATCTTCTACTCCGCCAGGTCCTGTCATAATCGTCATTGATCTACCTTTAGCTTTTGTTTTTCTTGAATCATATCCATCCATGCTAGTTGCTGTTGCTTGAGAAACTTCTGCTGTTGTAGGAGCTGCTGCTATAGGTGCAGGTGGTGGAGTGGGTTTGACTATTCTTGTAATTGCTCTGACTGGACTTCCTCCCATACTATGATCCTAATAAAGTTTTCTTTTGCACTTCCGCTTCTTCCTCAACACCTAAAGGTCCAGTTAAGATAGTTGATTTTCTACCTTTTCTTTTTCTTTCTAATGCTGCTTGCTCCGCTGCAATTTCATCTTTTTCTTCTTGTGATAGTTCTGTTGATGGTGCTGCGGGTAAAGGTTGCACGGGTGGTAGTGATGGCATTTTTGGTGAAAAGATTGATCCCATAATTATATAATCCTGTATTCGTTATCTGCTACACTTTGTGGTGCAACTTGTCTAGTATTAATTTCTTGTAAACCTACCGCTAGGTATCTCATTGCATCACACGCATGAGACGACCAATCGTGTACAGGCTTACTTCGGAACATACGATTTTTATCAATATACTTCCGATGGTAATGTCTTAACGCATCTATTAACTTTTTGCAATGGTCTGTATCAATCCAACATCGAGGCAGGGTCATTGTAGTTGCGTGTATACCATCTTCTAATGGAATTTTAGGAACGACTTTAAATCTAATACCTAATTGATAGGCGACCTCTCTCCTCGTTTTACCATTGCTAAAATCTGTAACTTCTATATCATGCGGTGCGAAATGATCTTTGTAGACATAATCCTTCTCCTTAATCATCTGAATATAATGCGGTAATCCTTGTCCTCTCTCTTCATGGTAGTCGATAATGTTAATGGATCTTCCTAGTTGCTGAAAGAATATAATAGCACTATGATCTGATACGCCTAAGTCCCAAGCTGTATTTACAGGCAACGATGGATCGTAAGGTACTCTAGTTAATTGCTTTTGATCTTCCATCTTTACTAAGGTATCATTAAAAATTGCACCCTCAATATTCGCAATCCAATCACACTCAAACTCTTGCAGATACTTCTTCTCACCCATTACTTCTTTTGCCTTAACTAACTCTTCACTATCTACAATTTTAGTTTCACTTGCTTTAGCTTTATAGTTAAACCAATCCTCTGCTCCTTGTGCGTGTTGATATAATTCATAAAAGTTATTGTTCATACCTTGTGGTGTACCTATAAAGACACAGTAACCTTTTCTATCTGACAATGCGGGTCTTATGATTTCAGGAAAGAGTTTATCATTGACATTTGCGTACTCATCAATCACACATCCATCTAGGTAGATACCCCTTAACCCGTCAGAGTTTTCTGACCCAAGCAAAGTTATTCTTGCACCATTGGGTAAATCTACCCTTAGTTCTGTTTCATTAAACTTGGTGTAAGGTATCTTTGCTGTAAACTGTTTCATGTAATCCCAAGCGATTGATTTACTTTGTTTGAATGTTGGTGAAATGTAGGCATATCTTGGGTTCTTATTTTTGGACAATAGTGCTGACCTAATTAAATGATTAATCATACATACTGTTTTGCCGAACCTACGATGACAAACCAATACTGACCATCTATGTTTAGATATTTCATTATGTAAAAAGGCTTGGTGCTTTCTCGGGGTGTAAGGTATTTTAATATCCATATCTAGTGTATCATCTTGCTAGGCATACTATAGCCAGTAGAATTATAATCAAACTGTAATAAGCTCATCGTGTATTGTGCAAAAGTCTCTGCACTATCTTTGCTGCCTAACCCATATATCTTAATGGTTAAGGTGTTTGTCTTTTCATCAATTAAAACAACTGA